GGATCAGGTGCAGTACCAATATCGGCATAGACCGGCGCATCAGATTCAAAAATCGCAATAATTGGTCCAGCCGCAGTTGCAGCCGGGACCACCGGCCGCGCGCCACCGGCCGTCGCGGTTCCCGTCACCACCAAGGTGGCGCCGCCGAGCGGATCCCGTGCACGGGCCGGGCCATAAGCACCCTGAAAGAATTCGACCCTGAGATTAGCCATGATTCACGCTCATCCGAAAACGGGGCTCGCTTCGGCGGCCCCTATTCAGGCGAATTCAAAAAATGGTCTGTTGGTGTCAGGCGCTCAGCAGCGCGAGGCGCCGGCGGCGTGCCGCACCGCGCGCGGCAACGACCGAGTCCGCGTCAGGCTCCGGTAGCGCCGGTACAGGAGCGAGCTTTTCAGCCCCTGACTTTGACACCTGGTTGGCGACTGGTGGTGGCGGCTCGTAGGTGCTGCCGGACTGGAGCGCGCAGACCCAATCACCATGCGGCGTGACGCCGTCCTTGTGGTAGACGGCCTTTCCATTCGCCATGGTGACGGTGACGTTGTCGCCATCAACGGACATGATGGACGGGCAACACGTCATCGCCTCCGGTGTGATCTGGACGCGAGCGGGCCATGGCTCGAGCACATAGTGCGAGACGTTCGTGTCCTGCCGGATGGTGATCTTTCCGCAGCCCTCCGTCGTGACGGCCTGCTCATGCGGTTCGTCGCCGGCCGGCACCACGACGGGCGCCGCTGGTTGTTCCGCTGCTGGTTGTGCCGGCGGATCGACCGGGACCTCTGCGGCGGGCTTTTCACCCTCTGCCGCTGCCTCGCCACGGCGCCGCGATTCCATCGGTTCCGTGGAGATGCCCCAGCGGGCGAGCGCTCCGTCGACCGTGGTGATCTGGTCGATCATCCCGACGGCCTTTGCGTTCGCGGCCATCAAGGTGCGGCCCTGCCCGAAGTTGGCGAGGACGTCCGCGGTCGAGATTCCGCGCCCGCGCGCGACGGCCTTGACGAAGTCCGAATAGATGCTGTCGACCTCGCCCTGGTAATACGCTTTGGCGTCATCCGACAGCGGCTCGTCGGGGTTGCCCTCGACCTTGTGCTCGCCGGCGAAAATATAGGTTATCTTCATCCCGTTTTGCTCGTTGAACTTCGAGCAGTCGGTGTGCGCCATGAACACGCCGACCGAGCCGATGTCTGCCGACTTCGTGGCGATGATCTCGCTCGCCTGGCTGGCGATCCAATAGGCCGCGCTGGCGCAGAGGGGGTTGACCAGAGCGACGACGGTTTTCTTTTTCGCAGCGCCAGCGACCGCGTCTGCGGCTTCTACGGTTCCCGTCACCATTCCGCCGGGGCTGTCGATGTCGAGCACTATCGTGCCGACGTCGGGGTTGCTCGCGAGTGCCGACATGGTCTGCGCCAGCAGCGCGGTCGAGAAGCAGTAGGGCTGAAACTCGACGTTGTAGTTCGCGACTCCGCGCATCGACACAATCGCGATTGCTTTTCCCGCCGTGCCGTTCGGAATGATGCGCGGACCGGCCTCGATCAGAATGCGCCGCGGCTCGCCGTCGTCTTCGCCGGCGTTGCGACTGTCTGCCATCATGTCGTGGATCTCGGAATCGTGCACGCGCTCGCCGCGCCCGACCCGCTCCAGCATCGCGCCGACGACGGCGCCGTAGCCGGACTTCATGTGGAAGGCGAGCGGCTTGCCAGGGCAACTGCGGATTTCTCGGCGAAACTGCCGCATTTTTCCCATCACTCAATCTCCGTTCTGTGCGCCCGCCTCGGCCTCGATCTCGGCTTCGATCGCGTCGATGGCTGCGTTAACATCGTTGGCGCCGGCTATTCGCGCCGAGCGAGAATTGCACCAGTCCTTGGACTGCTTCTTGGTCACGCCGAGCTTCTTGGCGACTTCGGATGCGAACCCGCCGTAGAAGGCCGCGACCGCCTTGCGGAACACCGCCGGATCGTCGGCGTGCTTGACGTTGAGCCGGCGCAGCGCCGCGACTTCCTTGCGGAACATCGCCAGGATCGGTGGCGCGGTGGACTCGTCCGCGATCGCCGGCTTGATCGTGTCGATGACGGCAGCGGCCGGCGCTTGTGCAGGCGCGCCCGAACCTGGCTGCGACACCGGATTGATGCCCTTCGCCAACTTGTCCGAGGACGGGTCTGAATCCGGGTTGTAACCCTCGATGCCGCGGCATTCGTTGACGGTCAGCACGGCTTGTGAGCCGCCGGAGCCGAGCATCTTCGAGATGTATTCCGCGCGCGCCTGCATGTTGCCGCGCTCGAGGTCGTCGAGATTGATCTGGGCGACATAGACGCGCGGCACGATGATCAGGTCGCGGCTGATCGCCTGCTCGATCTTTCCGACCCACGGCTTGAGGGTGACACGAACGAAGTTGAGCCACTGCTCTTCGACCGTCGCCCGGTTGGTCTGGTCGTCGATCCCCAGCATGTGCAAGGGGACACCCCAGTATCGGGCGATCTCGCAGACTTGCCATTTGCGCGCTTCGAGGAGCTGCGCTCGATTGGCATCCATGGATGCCTTCTCGAACTTCATGCCCTCGTCGAGAACCATCGGACGGTGAGAGTTGAAGATGCCGGTCAACCGTTGCGTCAGTTTCGCCAGCAGATTTTGCTTGGCCTCTTTGCTCAGCTTGCCGGGGTGGGTGAAGAACCCGCCGACGTTCAAGTTGTTGGAGAACACCCGCGCGGCGTACTGATCGGCCGCCATCAGAAGGGCAATGGCCTCGGCCGCGAGGTCGACGGTGCGCAGTCCGGTCACGCCGTCCGACGTGAGGCCGGGGACGCGAAGCATTTCCTCCTGCAGCAAGACCCGCGTGGCGAGCGTCTTCGGATCGCGGACCTTGAACCTGATGGTCCGATCCGGCATCAGCTCCGGCGTGACGCGATCGGGGTGGATCGGCTCGAGTTGATCGACGGCGCCGCGCGGACCCGGGATGATCTCCGCATAGGCGATGCCGCGTAGCGCCGCATGAAACAGCATCTGCCCCCAAAACTCGGCCGCCGTCTGCCGCACATTCGGGTTGATCGATATCACGTCGTGGACGGGGTGGTTCGGGGCGTTGTCCATGCCGCCGTCGATGACGCCGGGCGTGCGCAACTTGTAGATCGACATCGGCAGCGTCGAGATGATGTCGGCGAGAATCGTAATGCAGCGGAAGACGACCGAGCATTTCAGCGAACTGTCGGCCGTGATCCTGACCCCGACCGCGTTCGGCGCGGATCGTTGCTGATACCAATAGTCGTCGCCATCGGAGGGAAGCGGGAGCGAACCGCCGCTGTCATCGGCCCTTGGTCGCATCCCGAAAATACGTTTCGCCGTGTCTAACACACCCATCTAAAAACGTCCTTGCACGGCGATCAGATGGGATAGTCGGCATCTTCATAGACCGAGCGTGCCGATTCATGCGGTGCCGTAGCCGCCCCCACCGCCATTGCCAGCGCCACCAGCGCGTCGATGCGGTTCGTCGCCTTGCGCTTGGAGAACCAGAAATTGCCGAAGGGGTCGTTCTCGGTCGCCGCCGACATCATCGCGGAAATGAGCACCGGGCTGCGGCGAAGCCGAATGCGCTTCTCGAGGATCAACGTCTCGAGCGTGAGCTTGGAGCCAGGCATCCAGAGGCCGGAATCCTTGCCCTTCTTCTTGCCGCCTTGCGGATGCTCGACGATCGGCAGCGTCAGGCCGAGCGCGTCGAGCTCGGGCTCGAAATGCTTGTTGAAGCCGTAGACGTCGTAGGCAAGCGATTGCACGGCGTAGAGGCCGACGATCTCGGCGATGCGTGCGGCGACGTAATCAAACCCGATGACCTTGCCGGGTGTGAGCTGCAGCCACTTCTCTTCCGCGTTGACCCAGGTCTCATAGGGCGCCTTGTCGCGGATGGCGCGCTCGGCGACCGTGTCGGCCGGCGTCCAGCAATCGACCCAGGCGTCGAATGTTTCGCGGTGCTGTTCGTCATGGCCGGTCGGGACGACGTAGGCGAGCGCGGTCAGGTCTTGCGTCGCTGATAGATCGAGGCCGAGATAGATTTCCTCGCCGGTGTGCTCGGCCGGGTCGAAGTCGTGGAGCACGGCCTCGAGCGTCGGCCTTGCCAGCCAGGCCTGGTCGGAGTCCGTCCATTGGCAGAGTTGCAGCCGCAGCACGTTGTTGAGCGTGCCGGGGATGGCCTTTCCCTGCTTGATCGAGCGCCGCATCTCCTCGATCGGCATCGTGACGCCGAGCATCGGATTAGCCTTGAGCCAGACCGCTTCGTCATAGGGATCGTCGAG